CGTTGATAACCATGAACAATCTCAATCAATTCTTCCGCTTGATATACGGAGCTAGTAAGATTGCTTTCCAAAACGGGTGATCCAATTTCATTACGCTCAATGCTGTCTGCATTAACGCCACGATAGTGTTGAATAACATAATCAACAAAATCCTCGTTCCATCCATCGGTAACAACTTTATTCTCTAGTTCTTGAGCCGTGTAATACGTTCTCCAGAAACAAAAAGGTGCTCTTTGGGGATCGGTCACATAAGAAGGAAAAAAGAAGTCCCCGTCAGGCGAAAGAGTCTTAACTTCAGGTGCGTTCACCTGCCTACGAACTACTGGAAGTTCCGTTGAACCCTTTTTGCGTAGTTCTAGGACTGCTTTTTTAGCTCTCTTAGGGGTAAGTCCCTCAAATGATAACAATAAAGCCTGCTCTACTTGTTCGTCTGCGTATCCAGACATAAACATATCCATAGCCTCCTGCGAATATCCCGCAATCTGCTGAACATTGAGGTTTTGAACAATTCTACGATCCTCACGATGCCATCCGACATAGGTAATCAAAACACCACGCTCAAGAAGATAGTTAGCACCTAGCTCCATTTCTTGCTTAAGTCGGGGAATATAACCCGAAGAAACCATCCACTTTAAAAAACTTGAAACAGTTTTAGCACGAGCCAAGTCATCAACGGCTACGGGAAATGCACGAATATTTGCACGAACCAATAAAGCCATAAATAATGCAACAAATCGGCTAATCCGTTCGTCAATAACATGGCTTTCCATATCGGATGCACCCTCCCAAGGAAACGCATCGGCTCCATGCTTTCTTAAATCGGGACTTTTCCCAGCCCAAAAATTACGCCTATCATCATAGGATGTGCGGCATAAATCAAAAAACGATGAAAGCTCAGTTGTTGTGCGTGCATAAGCGTTTTGGAGGACGCTTACATTTGGTTCTTTACTAACATAAGTTAGTTCTTCGGAAATGTTTTGATTGTCCATATTTAGTGAAGATATTCTAACACGCTAATCAAGCCGTCAAAAAATTTAATCATATATGAAAAATCTAAATCCAAAATTAAATCAGTCATCGTTTTGGTCTGGTGTATATGTATTTTGTTTCGCCGTATGTATTATCCGCTTGGACATAAATATATTTATTAACCAAGTTTTTAGCCATGCCGTGCTTAACTCTTACATTAACACATTTGCCTAGCTCTGGTATTTTAACAAATACAAACAACGGGTTATTGCAAGCCCTAGCTACACGCCCACGATATATCACGGGAACTGGTATAACTTCATCAAGCACTCGTTGCCCACTTTCGTCAATCCAAGTGTTTTTGCCAACGCCAGAGATCATGTCTTCCTCTAGGTGTTGAAAAACCTTTTCACGCATTTCATCAAAAGGAATTTCAAATTCCTTCGCTATTTCTGTCAATCTTCGTTTAGCCATTAGTATCCTCCATTGCCTTTTCTAGTAACTTGTAGTGATTCGGGGTTTACAAAATCAGGGCCTCTCCCGTCATTTGCCATTCGCAAATAGCGAATAAGGTCAAAAAAGTCCTTGAGGCACTCATCAGTCTTGCCGTTTGCGTTGTAGTGAACCAATGCCTCAATCAAATTCCCGCAACTTTCGTGTATATAGCACATTGGCTTATTGGCGTAATCAATCTTCCGATCTTCGTCATAATCAAACCATTGATCCAATGCAATGATGCCTTCTCTTTCCTGCTTGCCACTTGATGGAACAAAATCCATATTTTGATCTGAAAACGACATAAACAAATCCTCATTGTTTTCATTTTCCCTAGCAAAATAACGGGAGTCACCGATACGCTCAAAAACCTGTATTCCTTCCTCACGCTCTATCTCACGGAATAACTCCGCATAGCCCGCTATGTCATAGCCAATCTTCTTGGATGCGGGGCCAGCCCTCCACCTTGGGTCACCAAATATAGCCCATTCCCCGTATGAATCCAAGTCAGGCCATTCTCTCTTTATATAAACATTACCGTCTTTATCTACCGCCGCCCAGATGGATACAAAGTTCCTATTACCCGCAGGGTCAACAACCTGATAAATAGTATATTTCTGGGGATTGCGGATGTCGGGGAACGTCATGCCGCTTTGATTCGGCGTATCCGATAGCACATTAACTGAAGTGCTGAACTTCGGAAGCAAAGATGTCATGCTACGGACTGGATAACCATAAGCACGACACAATATCTGATCCTCCGTAGAAGTCTGTAAATCCTTCTTAATACGATCATACCCGCCAAATGGGTTTTCATCTGAGTGCAAATATACTACTCCAGCGTCACGGGTATTACTGTATTGGCGAACTGGTAGCTTGCGGTTATTCAAAAGCTCCGCTTTTCGTGTTTCCAATGTTTGTGCACCCTTCAAATATTCAGCCACAAAGGATGTGTAGCCATCAATAGGGGTAAAACCTAAAAGCATCTTGCTATTTCGGGTAGCTAGGCGGAAACGAAGTGTGTTTACCAAGGACGCATCACCCAAATACTCATCCAGCCAAGCACCAATATTTAAGCCCTTGCAATTACTAAATCCGAACTCAAAGCCCTCAAGAATAGTCTGATTATTGCTGAACTGCGTATAGGTCTTGAAGTCCACCCGTGTTCGGGTGTCAGGAAATATAAAACTACTACCCGTAAATCCATTCTGCATAGAAAAATTAATATAACCCTCAATGCTCTTGGTTTTCTTCTTGAACTCCTTGGGCATCATCTCCCAAACCGCCGCTTGCTGAACCTTAACAGAAGTATCCGCATTCTGGCTAAAGCATACAATATGCCCGTCATTCTGCGAAGTTACATCCTCCATAACTAACTTAGCACACCCAGTAGTCTTCCCCGATCTGTTTCCCCCGAAAGTAATAACCTCATTGTATGAACCCAAGGCTTGGCGAATCCGATCCCAGCCTACTAAGTCAAACCCATAGCGAAGCGGGTCTTCTACACTAGCCCGTATCAATCCCTCATGCTTTTCGTGCAATTCCTTCAACAGGGATGGATCAATCTCACCAAGGGCTACAATCTCCTCGTCAGTAGGAGCCTTAAGTATCGGATGCTGGGTAAATTCAATCATCTTCTTCTTCCTCAGCTTCCCATACTATTTCTTCTTCCATTTCCTCAGAAATCTGCTCTGAGGCACGATCCAATAGCATTTTTGCTATCATCCAATTATTATACCTATATTGTAATTCACCGTCACTATTAATAACCACCAGAACATAATTATCATAATGCTCAGTCAAATGGTGCTTAATAAACTGTATTGAATCACTCATCCCCAAGGTATTCATATCCTGCTTCAATAATATAAGGAGCATCCAGTTCGTAACAACCTGTTCCTTTTTCGCCATCAAAACGTACAGTAACCCATCCATGTTTAACGCTCAAAACATCTGCATACTTCATCAGCCCTGCATGATAAATCCTAGTTAGTTTCTTCTTACTCATCTTCTACTTCACCCGTTTCTGCGTCAATTATCTTAGCTTTCTCAATACGATCCCTTGCGGCTTTGATAGTTTCTTCATAATCCTCCTTGGTATATACCTTTCTGCCCTCCGTGATATTGGTGGCTTCGCCCCGTGCTGTCATAGCCTCACGATTAGCATTAGCCTTGGCAATAGATAGTTCCTTCAAGTCCCTGAAGTTAACTTCCATTTCGGGGTCTTCTTCCATGCGTTCACGCACTTTCTCTATCAAATCCTCCTCCAAGCTAGACAAATTCAAGTAATTCTTAGCCGCTAACTTGCCACTTAGCTCCCTGAACTTGCCCAAAGCATCGGAGTAATCAGTCAGAACGCTAATCACCGTCTCCCTTGGAAACCCGTATTTCTTTACTATCTTGGTCTGAGAACTACCCGTGCTAAACAAATACAGTATCTCTGCTACCCTTTCGGGGGCATATCTACTAAGGCTCTTGACCTGTAACTTCTCTTTATCCGCAGAAACACGCTTGATTTCATCCGCTATCTGCTTCATCAGCATTTCTTTGGTATTCTCGGAATCCATAACCCCAAATTAGCATTACTTATAACTTTGTCAATATGAAAATATACCCAAAAAAGACTTGACAAATGCTCTGAGCCTGTATATCTTAAGGATACCGAGTGTTAAGTTTCCTCCGTAATGATACCCAAGCGAGTTTATACGAGCAAATGTAACCATGACTAGGATACCTTAAGGTATGCAGGGTGGACTGGAAACCGCCCCTATGAGCGACCATTTTTTTTGAGACCTAGTTGATATATAAATG